CGACGCTTGACTGACATTACTATTCTTAACTAATGTCTAGGTACAATGATCGCGGTAGGCTTAACGCTGTTAGGGATCTTCGCCCTGTTATATTCAGGAATGTTGCTCAGCTTAGACAAATTGAAAGGTCTAGGGCTAGGCGAACTATTGCCAGGAATTTGGGCTTAGTTGCTCGCGATGATCTCCTGTTTTTACGCAAGCGTCGTTTAAGAAGGTTTGCTTATGAGAATAGAACATTTGTCAATCTGGGAATAACTGAACAGATTGTTAATCATATCGATGGTAATACGAGACCCCGTCCTATTGCTATTGCTGCTATGAGGGGTCGACTTCAAGGAAGAAGATACCGTAGGAGCCCTTGGTATCCTACCGGTACTTCTCCTATGACGGACTACAATTTTATTATGTGGAAAAAATTCCGGATTCCAAGAGCCTGACCGAAGTGAGTGCCTGACCAGGCCCCATTATTACCTCACTTCGGTCAAGCCATCCTTTTCATTATGTGAAACGAACGAAAAGCGTGGCGCTCTTAAATAAAAAGTTCTTAGATTATATCATTATTTGCTGTTCCTGGTTTTAACCATACTACGGCTCTCCAATTTCTTGGGCAATAGAATACTGCTGATCCTGGAGTTGGTCCGATGTTTTGTGCGTAGTCGCTGTTACGCATCCAATGTTGCGCATATCCAAAACTTTCGTGTCTGGATAGCAGATTCCAGGGTGCTTTTGGCCCCGGAGTCTTGTATTGCGGTTCCATGGAACAAAAGTCATCGTTCTCCGGGAGAACAGTTATTGGGAGGTTAAACAGGTAGTTACCAACGAATTTCGTCACTGGTATTTCCCAATGTTTATAACCTCCAGCTGTGTTGTATTCTTCCCATTGCCAGTTGTTTTCCAGTGTAAAACCGTTATTAATCGGTTGCGGTATTACTTCGAAGCTTGCTGTTGAAGTTGGAGTACCGATTAAAGATCGGTTTATATCTCTTACAACGTTGATGCCGAAGTATGATCTCCAATTTTTTTGAAGTTTTAGTTCAAGTTCATAACCGACAGGTAATGAAGTTCTGATATTACTTATCATCCATTGAAGTTTTATTCCACTTGATTGATTTAACCACGATGAATTGCCTAGCTCGAAAAAGATTTTGAATTCATTGAACTGCCCTGGGATAAAATCCAGTATTTGGTTTCTATCTGCCAGCGTTGGTCTTAATGTCAAAACCGCTTCAGTGAAATCTTTTGTCGCACCGGGGTTAACTGTACCAACATTTGGGTTGTACACTTGAGAGCTTTTACTTCCGTCTCTGTTGAGAGCTCCTATGCGTGCCTGGTTAATACCGGCAGCTGTTCCTGTTGTATTCACTGTGCTGAATGATATTGTCAACTGCGGATTAGGCATGGTTGATAAATCCGCACCTGGTGGAACATAGTAAGGAAATCGGAAGATTTCGCCCCCATTTGATGTTTGCATTGGCGCATAGCTGTAGTTGACGCGCTCGTTGCGAACTGTAACCATCTTGGATACCCCATCTTTTGTTGCTTTTACCAGTGACAACGGAAAAGCACGTGCTTCCGTGAATTGCCCTGCTGGTATATAACCAGCAGCAGAACCGTTGAATTCATCAGTCTCGTTGAGACATAGAATTGCTGGTGTCGTGTCTCGCAATGCAGCTGTTATAGGGGGTACTGGGGGCGGGGGTGGCGGAGGAGGGGGTGGAGGAGGTACGTTCGGCGAGAAGTCGGTATCTCTACCCCCTGGCCCTAGATTTGGACGTGTATATGTATCATCGCCTCCTTCGGAATCGGAGTCTGATGTCCAATATCCATAGTAGTCGTCGTAACGATACATCTCACAATTTTAAAATATGGCAACAATGTATCGCCGAACTATGAGACGTCGTCCGTATTTGAGGCGACGTAGGCGCTACACCGGTGGAATGAAAACGTCTTCCCGGGGATATTCGGCCACGAATCAAATGGCAGTATATAGAAACGCTTTTTCTACTGCTACAACAAACCCTAAGATTCCAGATGGCAAAGCCTACCATTCATCTGGGTTACGCTTGCAGGCTGTTAAGGAATGGGTTAATGACACTACAAGCACGATTGACTTTTTGTTGTTTCCGGGTCTAAACAATGGATTAATTATGGCTAATGCTAATCCGGCTAATGGCCGGAATATGCCATATCCTTCTCATGCGGTATTCACTACTACCGCTGGCGGCTTTGCCGCTACTCCTGAAACAATGATTGATAAATGGCGTGTGGTATCACAGGCTTTGAAGATTACGCTTATAAACAACTCGGATGAGAACGACGGTTGGTGGGAAGCAGCACGTGTTCAATTAAGCAAGAATACACCTATTTGGTTGATTGATGGTGCTACGGGTCCTATCGTTACCACCGGTGTTCCTAATGATGAGTTGCCGTCTGTTGACGTTGAGCGTCAGTTGGTTGAAAATCCAACGTATGTCACTGGTAAACTCCGTGACATTCACCGTCATGTATTTCAGTTGTCTCCTCAGGGATCTGATCATGATTTTATTGAACTACCATCTGTTTTGGATGGTGGGAATACATCGGGCAATGCTAATCCTTTGATTGACGATAACTTTGATGCGATTTACGTTCGCATTCACGGTCGTACTGGTACGGAGTCACCGACAAGAATCATGACTCATGTCGTTAGTAACCAGGAGGTTGTCTACGACGAAGCGGCTACACTGTGCCGTTATCATTCGGAGACTAACTTGGCTCCGGGTTTTGATCGTGCGAAGCGTGCCGTCATTATGGCTTCGCCTAAGGCATCTAAACGACAAAAATATAGTACTTCATAAAAATGTTTAATAAACAAGTAGCACGTGCACGTGCCACATCTATTAATAGAAAGTGGAAAAATGAAAGACCAATGGGCTATAGCCCTTCTAGGGGTAGCGGTTTTTCTAATGTCCGCAGCACTATTGCTGACAAATCTTTTAGCAGTTTTGCAAACAAGGCGTATTCTTCGCCAGATGGATACGCTATTCGACGAAATCCGAAGACTGGCCAAAAGGAAATGTTTGTTCGCGGAACCACCTTTAAGAGAGGTGGTGTCGAATGGCTACAGAACATTGCCGAGGCCCCGGGCGTTGGATCACTCGGATTGGGGGAACAATTCGCTGGAGACGTTTCAAGACATATCAGAGGCAAGTACAGTAAGTTCTTGACTAATGTCGCCAAGCGTGAGCACGTGTCTGTTATATACGGTCATTCCAGAGGAGGAGCCGTTGTTAATGACATGAAGGTTCCTGGCGCTTCTAAAGTAGGATTGGATGCAGCCACGATTCTTAATCGCGCGCCAACAATTCCTAATTATCGCCAAAAACAAGCATTCGATGCTGTGATTGGTGCAAATGCACGTGTCACATACAAAACAAAACGTTGGGTCCCACTGGGTAGCAAAAGATACCATAGAGTATATGGTAAATAGATGTGTTTAAAAATTTAGCAGGACGTGATTAAATTTCACAGGACCGTACATACACAAATATGATCACAAACATCCATAAAAAAGCAGTTCGTGTGAACGAGCTGCCATGTCTCGTGCTAAGAACTGGTGCTTCACGCTTAACAATTATACGGATGCCGATATTGAAAGACTCAAAGGATTGGAAACTGAAGAGTCTGTGTCATATTGCATCTTTGGAAAAGAGGTTGGTGAATCCGGAACCCCTCACTTGCAAGGCTTTGTCGCGTTCAAAGTGCGTAAAACGCTCGCGTCCGCTGTTGCTATTTGTGGACAAGCGCATTTTTCAGTCGCCCGTAACGTTGCGCAGTCTATCCAGTACTGCAAGAAAGACGGCGATTTTACCGAGGTTGGTGAAGCCTCGGTTGATACGCAGGGGAAGCGGTCCGATCTTGAACTCTTTAAGGAAGAGGTTGCTGGAGGAGTTTTGAACCTTAAGGATTTGAGGGAGAATCACTCTGACGTGTTCGCTAAGTATCCACGCTTTTGTTTGGAATACGTACAAGACCATCAGCCAGTACCCGAGCTTCCCCACCACGATTTACGCCCCTGGCAAGAACAATTATTTGGTGAGTTGATTTTGGAACCTGATCCAAGGAAAATTATATTCTTGGTTGATATTCAAGGCAATTCTGGAAAGACTTGGTTTTCGCATCACTTTGTTGGAACGAATGTCCGACCCGCACAGGTCCTCCTCCCTGGCAAGAAGGCAGATATGGCGTACGCGCTTGATAGTACAACGACAGTACTCTTTGTCGACGCACCGCGCTCGAAGCAGGGTGAATACTTGCAATACGACTTTCTCGAGGAGGTTAAGAACGGCTATGTTTTTAGCTCCAAATACGAGAGTCGTATAAAGCGGCTCGCCGGTTGTCATGTTGTTGTTTCGATGAATGAGGAACCTGATCTCACAAAATTATCGTTTGATCGGTATGATATCCGACGCTTGACTGACATTACTATTCTTAACTAATGTCTAGGTACAATGATCGCGGTAGGCTTAACGCTGTTAGGGATCTTCGCCCTGTTATATTCAGGAATGTTGCTCAGCTTAGACAAAT